CCACGCAGTTAATCGTTCTCGTCCTCGATCATGACCGCTCAAGACATCCTCATCACTCAGCGCACCAATCTGCTGTCGCAACTCAGCGACAACGAGACGTTGCTCGAAGCCGTCGGCATCTCATTCAGCAGCGGCCCCGGCCCAATCGGCGAGCCAGGCGTGGACGGTGAAGCAGGCCCGCGTTGCCATCCCGGTGCCGACGGCGAACCCGGCCCGCCCGGAAATACAAACTATCTGCACAACCTCGGACAGTTTGGCGTGCCATCACCTCACAGCGTCACACAGATCCAAGTGACGCAAATGCGATGGGAATACCTCGTCGGCTCCGAGATCATGGAATACGTCGAGATCTGGCACAACGGCCAGCGCCTCGCCGCCAGCACCCGCTCCATTGGTATCACTGGCGCTTGCGGTCCTTCATGAGTCTTTGACACCGCGCCTCTCGCGTGGAAGCCATTCTCTACGTCAACACCACGACCAAAGTCATCCGTGCAGCCATCACTGGTGCCGCGCTGGCTAGCGTCCCAGTCAAGCTCCAGACGCATCTGAAGCTGACGACCTACTTCTTTGCCACGGGTGCCGATCCTGCGCTCCTTTCCGGTGCCACCTTCCGCGTCGTGCTTAAAGATGCCGCCACCCCCAGCGGCAGTGTCCTCGCCCTGCTCTCCGCCGCCACCGTCACCGGCTCCACGTATTACGAGTTTGAGTGGTCCTCACTCGACTCCACCGCGCTCCGCACCCTCATCGGCGATTCCGAATCCTGCGAAGCCGTGCTCGAATTTGAATGGACCATCAGCGGGAAAGTCGAACGCGCATCGATGCCCGTCACGATTCAAAACGCATGGGCACGCACCGCCGACGCCGCCCCCGATTTCCTCCAATTCGCCACCACCATCACCAGCCTCGGCTACATGCGCTTCGTGACTTCCGACGGCACCGTCTATCACCTCGGTCTCAACACCGGCGAACCTCCCTCCTCATGACTCGTCTTTTCCTTTCGTGCCTTTTCGTGTGTTTCGTGGGCAGTCTGTCCGCGCAAACCATCGGCCAATACGAACTCCGCAAACGCACCTCCACCGGCTTCACCAGCTACGGCGTGACTCTCTCCAACGGTCAAGTCCTCGGCCAAACCGCAGGCGTTCCCGCTGCGATCACCGTCACCGCTGCGGCAGGCACGCTTACCGGCACCACACTCGCCAGCAACGTCGTTAGCTCGTCACTGACAAGTGCTGCCGGTGGCACCTTTGGCACGGCGGCATTCACGGCCACCAGCGCCTACGAAGTTCCGCTCACTTTTTCCACCGGACTCACTCGCAGCACCAACACCATCACGGTCAACACCAGTCAAAACATTTCAACGCTCTCAAACCTCACAACCAACGGCGTCGTCACCACCAGCGGCGGCACGGGAGCATTGTCCATCACCGCCACCAGCACAGGAGGATTCAGCACGGCAGACGCGGCAAAAATCCCCTTGTTTGACTCCAACGGCGGACTGACTAGCACGTTCTCGCTGAGTGTCACACGTAGCGGCTCCACTTCTGGCGGAGTTTATTTGCAAGCGCCCGATGATGTCTATGCCGTGATCAAAGCGGCATCCGGCATGGGCACAACGAAAACGTTTTTCCTTGGGACAACCGCCGGCACGCTCGCGATTACAGACAACATCACGAAGACCGCCGTTGGCCTCGGCAATGTCGAAAACACCGCGCTCTCCACATGGGCAGGCTCATCCAACCTCACGACGCTCGGCACCGTCGCAACGGGCACATGGAGTGGCACCGCGATTACCATCGCCAAGGGGGGGACGGGCACAACGACTGCCAATGGTGCGCTGAATGCCCTGCTACCAACGCAGACGAGCAACAGCGGCAAATACCTAACAACCGATGGCACCAATGCAAGCTGGGCCACCGTCACCGTCGGCGTCACTAGCATCACCGGCACCGCCAACGAGATCACCGTCACCGGCACCACGACGCCCACGCTGTCATTACCCAGCGCTCTCACCTTCACCGGCAAGACGATCACTGGCGGCACGTTTAGCAGCCCCACACTCACCACTCCTGCCCTCGGCACCCCGAGCGCTATCGTGCTGACCAATGCCACCGGCTCCCCGACTGGCATCAGTTTCACTAAAGCACAACTCAACACCATCGTCAGCGATGACGATCCTGCCTATCTGGGCACGACGAATACGTTTTCAGCCGCGCAAACGATTAACACGACGGGTGCGGGTATCCCGCTAAATTTAACGATGTCATCAACCTCGGCATTTAAAGTGACATCCAATGCAGCGGCAAATGTGCGCGTCGATTTAGGGGTTCGGGGTGCATACATTTCAACGCAAAGCGATTATAACACAGAGTTTTCCGGGTATTTTGGCGGGATCGCGTCGCAAAATTCAGCAGGTATTAATTTTACTAGCGGCAACTGGGCTTTATCAAATGCGGCCGACTGCATTTCATATCGTGAAGCTGCCAATCATTGGGCGCATCGAAACAACACTTCGGCGCAACGGCTCAGTGTCGCTAACACTTATACGAGCTCCACCAATAATGAATTTGGAGTTCTAGATTGGCAGACCACGGCAAACATTTTACGCATCGGTTCAGAAGTTGGCAGTGGTGGAGGCACGGCACGTAATGTTATCTTGGTTCGAGGTGGTGCCACTAAAGAAACCATCGGGGCTAATACCACGGACGATGCCCAGCCGCGCAAGCTCCCGAGTTACATCGTCTCCGGCTTGCCGTCCGCCAGCACCTGCGGTGCTGGTTCCTGTGCCTTCGTCACTGATGCAACCGTAACTGTTACATACACCACCGTCGTCGGTGGTGGCAGTAATAAAGTCCTCGTCATCAGTGACGGCTCCAACTGGATCATCCATTGAACTTATGAAAGCACTCATCCTACTCGCACTCATCGCGGTCCCATGCTTCGCACAGCTCATCACCACGGCAGAGCCCGCGCCACCGACCGCCGCCGAGTTGGCTGCTGAATCCATCATCGAAGCCATCAATAGCGAGATCGACCACCGCGTGAAGGTTCACAAGATCGCCTTCGACACACTCTGGAAAAACACCCGCGAAGGTGCCACGACTGAGGCCATCCTTCTCAAGTTCGGCACCAAGGCCACGCTAGTCCTTCAATTCGCCAGCGAAAACATCGACCACATTGACCGCTGCGCCAAGCTCGTCGGCAAAACCCGCGCCGATTTTATTCCTGACGCTGACTGCATCCCGCCGCGTGAACTGGTCTTTCACGCCGATGGCAGCGTCACTTTGAAGCCGTAATCCTCCACTCATTCCGCCGTGTGCAAGACAATAGCGCAGATCATGAAGAACGCATCGCCCGGGTGGAGCGCACGCTCTACGGTGGCGATGACTCCAGCACCGGACTCTCTGCGCGCATGAGGACCACTGAGCACTCTCTCACCAACATCGAGGACGGCATCAAGCGTCTCATGTGGCTGGTCATCACCGCCATCATCGTCGCCGTTCTCGGACTCGTCATTCGTCCGATTCAAGTGCCCTCTGACGCCCACCAATCCACCAGCGTCATAACCGGCCAAAAAGACGCCGCTGCCATGCCTGCCAGTGCGAATACATGGCTGACGACGACCGATGTCGCCAAGCGCGAAAACGTCACTGAGCGCACCGTCATCAACTATATCGAAGCCGGTCAGATCGACCCCGCTCCCGTCAAGGCAGGCAAGGAATGGCACATTGCCGAAACTTTCCGCATCCTGCCGAAAGATGCCGGCACCCCCGGCGCCGTCGAGAATTGACACCTCGCCAAGAGTGTCATGAAAACACTCATCGCATTCGTCGCTCTCCTTTTCGCTGCGTCGCTCGCCTCTGCGCAGGCCGTTGATCCCTTCGTCCAGGCCGCTGTGGATGCCGCCATGCCGCAGCAATACGCCGGCTACACCTCGCTCGCGCTCATCGCCCTCATGTGGCTGGGCCGTGCGATCCCCGTGCTCCAGCAAGGCAGCGGCATCATCGGCTGGTTCAAAGCCATCCTCTTCGGGACCAATACACCGAAACTCCTCATCGCCTGCCTCTGCCTGCTCTCGCTGCCGAGCTGCACGGTTCTCGAATCCAAAGCAGGCATGAGCGGCATCGATCTATTCATGATCACCGCCAAAGCCGCGAACCGCGCCAAGGCAGACTACGATGCCACCAGCGCCGAAATCTCCGCCGCCAAAATCCGCTACGCTTCACGTCGTCCCGCCACCAGCGCCAAAGAGCCGCGAGATGTGAATCCATGATCGGCACCGCTGCCACAATCATCCTCAGCGGCGGCATCATCGTCCTGCTGCCTCTCGGTATCTTCTTCCTGATCCGCAAAATATGACCACCAGCGCCCAAATCTTCGCCGCCGCCTTCAAATACCTCGGCACCCGCGAGCTTTCAGGATCGAAGTCGAATCCACAGATCCAAGCATGGATCAAGGAAGCCGCCGACTGGCTTAACAGCGACGACAGCCAGACCGCCTGGTGTGGCTGCTTCCGTGGCCACATCGGACACGAGACCGCCACCGGCGTTCCGCCCAACCACTTCCGCGCCGCCTCCTGGTCCACCTGGGGCCAGCCCGTTAGCCTCAAGACTCCGAAAGACTGGCAACCCGGCGACACCATCGTCATGAGTCGCCCCGGCGGCAACCACGTCACCCTCTTCCATCACTTCGACGGCGTCCGCGTCTGGTGCCTCGGCGGCAACCAAGGCGACGCCGTCAGCATCGCACCTTTCCCTCTCGCCCGAATCACTGCCGTCCGGCGCTTACCGTGATCTTCTCAGCTCGACAACTGTATCAAAGTTTGCTAGAAAAGACGCAGGAGCTAAGTGTGTAAATAGGGTGTAATCACCACCACCTCGCCAGTTCCCTAGCAAATCATAGCCTTCGAATCCCCTTAGCTCCACCACCTTGATTTGAGGCTGGGAGCTTTATTCTATAAGGGATGCAGGCTGGGTGTGGTGAACGATGCTAAAAGTATCAAAGTGGCCTTATTTGGCCTTTTCTAGCCTGTTTTAGGGTGTAAAGGGGTGTCCATGGGGGCGAAAATTCAGATCGTGAAGTATGGTGGCGTTGAGGCGCGCATTGCGCGGCGGGGTGATGGGCGTTTTGTGGTGAGGTGGCGGGAGGCACGGAGGGGGAGATCGACGACGGCGATGACGTTGGAGGGTGCGCAGAAACTGGCGCAGGCGAAGGTGCGGGAGCTGGCTGGCAAGGCGGGAGCGCGGATGGTGTCGGTGATTGAGGCGGAGGCGGTGGAAGCGCTGAAGGAGATCGCGGGTGCGCGGTCGCTGTCTTCCGTGGTGGATGTGGTGAAGGATGCGGTGCATCGGTGCGATGGGCTGCCGAATGTTTCGCGGGCAGTGGATGCGTGGTTGAAGGCGGGACATGGCAGACTGGATGGCGCGTCGGTGGCGGTGGCTGTGGCGCGTTTCTTGGGGCTGCATGCGCGTTCGTCGCGTGAACACCGCTCGGGACTGCGGAAGGAGTTGGAGGCATTTGTGGCGCGGTTTGGTGATGTGGCGGTGTGTGATGTGGATGTGGAGATGCTGACGGCGTGGATCTCGCGTGATCGGGAGGATGGCGGGGAGATCGGTGCGCGGTTTTTCAACAACCGGCTGGCATCGTGGAAGACGTTTCTCAATCGCTGCCGCGAGTGGGGGATGCGGGTGCGTGGGGAACCGCATCCGGCGGAGGTGATCAAGAAACGGAAGGAGGCGGACCCGGTGCCGGAAATTTTCACCGTTGACCAGGCGCGGCGGATTTTGGCGTTGATCCGAAAGCGGGAGCCGCAGTGTTTGAACTTCTTTGTGATCGGCTGCTGGATGGGGCTACGACCGTTTGAGATGCGGCGGATCACTTGGGATATGTGGGACTGGGAGCGGGGCTATCTGGACATCGGGCCGCAGGTGGCGCTGAAGACGATGCAACAGCGCTTTGTGCCGATTCCTGAGAACGTGCGAGTGATGCTACGCGAGGCGGGCGAGGACGCACGCTGGGGGAAGAAATTCAAGCGTGCGGCGAGGCACTGCGTGCGGACGACGGATCAACCGCATCTCATGCGCCTGCTGAAGGCGGCGAAGGTGCTGAGTGTGTGGCCACAGGACATCATGCGGCACTCATACATCTCGTATCGACTGGCGCAAGGGCACGGTCGAGGGCAGGTGGCGGAGTGGGCGGGGAACTCGGAAGGCGTGATTCGGAAACGGTATCGACGACCGCTGCGGAAGGAGGATGGGGCCGCGTGGTTTGAAGTCGGGATTTGAACAGGAGAGAACGGAGGCACCGGAGATTCAGAGCTGAACTGCGGGACCGTAGCGGAGGCGATAGGCGATGAGCATGCCGAGGCAGATGAGGAGCCAGATGATCCAGATGAGGACGCGGGCGGTGTGATCACGGCGGAAGTTCATGAGAGGCAAGAGGCAAAAGGCAAGAGGCAAAAGGCAAGAGGCAAGAGGCGAAGAGATCGCGAGCGTCGATGATGTTGAGGGGCAGCTCGGGATGCGTGATCGGCTTCAATCCTCGGTGCCGGTTTTGTAGTCGCGGGGATCTTTGGCGGCTTTGTCTAGCGGTTTTTGCTGCGAAAATTTCGTAATCTTGGGGCTTTGGTTTTCACGGCGCTGTTCGAGCAAGGCGCGAATGCTGTCCTGTATGAGTTCACTCATGGTGCAGGCTGCTTCGCGGCAGAGGTCATACATCTCGGCAAGTTCCTGAACGGTGAAGGTTACCGGGAGCTTGGAGAACATTTTGTCGGCCACCCATGAGGGGATGGCGCGCTTGCTTCCTTCCCACTGCACGATGGCTCCAGCGGAGCAGTCGAGTTCTTTGGCAAGTTCTTCGCGGGTCATTTTACGCTGCTCACGAAGGTAGCGAAGCTGTTCAGGGGTGATTTCCATGCACGATGAATAACTATTTTTATTCATTGTGCAAGTTTTTGTTGACGAGATGTGTTCAATGAATAATTAATGAGCCACATTTTTAACTCACTGAATAAACGCCATGACTTTGACCCTCGACATTTCTGATGACCTGAAGCCCGAAGAAGCCACTGAGTTGGTGGAGATCGCGAAGGAGACGGACAGACCGATTGGCCGGCTGCTGCTGGAGGCGGCACGCGAGCTGGTGAGACAGCGCCGGGGTGCCTGTGCGGTGACGACGGTGAAGCCGATGGCCGCCTGAATTTTGAACCGGTGCGAGCCGGGGACGGGAGAAAAAACACAACGCATAAAGGAGATGATCATGACAACCCAACAAACGAACGCGCTGAAGGCGGAGAAGCTGCCTGAGCGGATTAGCACGAGAAGACTGGCGCTCGGGCGCGGACTCGGAGCGCTGCTGCTGCGGCAGTCTTTGGCGGCGAGCGCGAAACAAATGCCTGCGCTGCAATTACCGACCTGGACGAGTGGCTTCGAGCCGCATCAAAAGCAGTGGCTGAAGAAAGTTTTGAGCAAGGGCCGCAAGGTCTGAGCCACGCGGCCCGCGAGCGCAAAGCGGGGTCGAGATACCAGGGCGCGGACGTTGCGACCGGATGCACGAGGGCGAGAACCTTCGAGGGACACCGCTACCACACAGCGGTCATCGCCGGGGAGGTATCCCGGTCATTTTTAAACATTAAACGAACGGGGGAACGAATAATGAGAGCAAGAGAGCAATTCTATTCTGGCAGTGAACTGGAGCGGGTGCAGGCGGAGATTCGCCGTGCGCGAAGGGCTGAGCGGATGTGGACGGCGGCGGCAGTGGTCGTATTGATCGCTTTGGCTGCGCTGGTGTATTGGATGGTGTGGCTGTGTGCGCGGGATGGTTTCCAGACTTGGAGACTTGGAGACTTGGAGACCGGGAGACTGGTGGCGATGGCTCCGGTGTGGCAGGGGTCGATTATGGGGCTGGCGGCATTTTTGATCATGTTTGCTGGCGTGCTGGTGGTGGTGAGGCAGGGGCAGGGGCAGGAGGAAGAAGGCAGGCGGCAGGAGGCAGGAGGCACAAGGCCGGAGCTTGATTTGCGTGACCCGTTTTATGGCATCACCGATGGTCTCGACGGTGATGAGATGCACCGCATTCTGACTTCGTGTGCGGCCGAAGGGCGGGAGGTGAAACGGCTGGTGAAGCATGCGTTGACCTCGCTGGATATCGAGGATGGAGAGGATGCGCTGGAAGTTGCGCATGACCGGCTGACGGTGCTGATTGCGTGTGTGGAGGCGCTGTGTGAGCGGCTGCAACCTGAGATCACGGAAAGAGGGGTTGAGTCATGAGTGATCGGACACAGCGAATGGATGGCGACTGCTGGCAGGGAGGACGGATGGCGAATGGTCGGCATCATGAGTTTCACAAGCCGATTCTGGAGAAGGTGGCTATCTCGGCGGCGGATGTCAGCGCGGCGGATATGCAATGGCTGCTGGCGGCGGCGGTGCTGAATACCATTGCCGATGATCTGGCGCTGACGTGTGCGGCGGGATGGTGGGTGGAGCATCCGCAGGAAATGGCTGGCAAGTGCATGGCGGCAGATCGTTTGCTGGCAGAACTTCAAAGCGATGCGGTGACGCACCTGTGTGATGTGGTGAAGGATGGCACGCGGGGACGCGTGGAGGTGGGCTGGGGCTGGATGCTGCGGATGGCGCGGGGACGGGTGAAGACCCTCCGCATGACGGGCCGCAGACTTGGCATGGTGTCGGTGATTGAGGCGCTGCGGCTGCCTGCGTTTAACGCGGGGAAGGTGCAAGTGCGGAAGCCTGGCGCGGCGGAGATCGATCTGTCGGGAATGCCGCCAGTGCGGCTCAATGGCAAGTTTAACAACGCCTACGGTGCGGAGCGGGCGCGGAGATTGAAGGCGGCGGGTGTGTGCGTGGACTGCCGCGTGAAGCTGCCGACTGGCTGTGGGAAGATACGCTGCCGCGAGTGCGGTGATGAGATGGCCCGAGTGAAACGTGAATCACGGGCGCGGATGAAGGAGGTAGCGGCGTGAGTGGGCTTTATACAGTGGCGCAGATCGCTCGTTACTTTGGCTCACGACCGCAGGAGGTGGCGCGGATGATCAAGGAGGATGGTCTGCCTGCGGTGGAGCTACCAGGGGAACGGAAACTGGTGAAGAAAATCACGCTGCACGGGTTACATGCCTGGCTGTCGGCAAGACACAGCGGCACGTCCTTCATGGCGGTGGAGCAACTGGCGGCGGAGATCGAAGCGGCGCAGGGCTGCACCATGAATGGGGGACTGCTGCAACTGCGAAGTGCGGTGGAGACAGTGTTTGCGGCCATCTCGCGTGAGATGGGGAAGGAGGCGGCATGAGTGATTATTCTGTGATTATTCAAGGTCCGAGCGGGGTGATCCTGCATGCGGAGATCGACGCCAATCTGCGGAAGGTGCGCGCACTGGCACTGGATGATGCGACGCTGAAGGCACTGCTGATCGTGACGAGTGTGGTGGGTGGCGCGGTGGAAGCGGAAATTTATAAGGCGCATGAACGCGGGGAGGTGCTGTCATGAGTGCGTGGACGATACAACCGGAGATCAAGCATGCGCGGGCGCAGGAGGCGCAGCGCGGCGTGATGACACGGATCGCGGCACTGCTGACGAATGATGCGACGCATGACATGTCGGCGGATGATCTGGAGGTGTTGAGCCTGCAATTCCGACTGGCAGCGGTGAACCTGATGGTGAGCGCACGGGAGCTGCGTGAGGTGGAAGAGGAACGGCGATTCCTGGCACGGGAACAGCAACGCGAGGCGATGCGCTTCGAGAAGGAGGCTGCATGAGCAACGAGCATCATGACATGGCGGCGCGGCGGGCGGCGGAGCTGGGCTATGGCGGGACGGCGGATGCGGGGGCGACGCGGGATGCGCTGTTTGCGTGCATCACGAATAATGCGTTCAAGGGCAGGCCGTCGCTTATTGAAAGCGGGCTGCGGATTTTAATTATGGCGGGCCGCTGCTGTGTGCCGGTGCCGACGCTGGAGCGGGCGGAGACGATGATGCTGCGGAAGATCGCGGTGCAGTGCAACGGTGGACTGAGTCTGCCGCCGAGTGAGGATGCGCGGCGGGTGTTTGAGCTGATCATGGGGGCGGAGGTGCTGCCGTGGCGGATTGGCCGGCGGGCCTCATTGCTGGCGTATGGGCTGAACCGCAGCGTGATCATCCATGAGGTGCTGCCGAGCTTTGAGAGCATCGGGGAGCTGTGGAAGCTGAAGGCGGCGAACAAGCGGAGCGCGGTGAGTGCAGCGATGAACAAGCTGCGTGAGGAGCTGGTGAAGCATGGGCAACTGCCGAGTTCGTTTCGGTTCTGGTTTGAGAAGTCGCCGGATGCGCGGGTCGTTTATGAGCAGGCGCAGATGGGGAATGAGAATCGCGGCGGACACAATCGCTACGAGGCGGAGCTGCTCGAAGGACTGCCGGTGAAGCGGGAGTTTGCGAAGATGAAGGCCGAGGAACGGCGTGCGGTGCTGCGAAGGATGCACGAGGCGAGTGAAATGAAGCGGTTGGGGCTGAGTGATGAGGCCGGAATTTTAGACAGGAGATAACGAAGAGAACGGAGAACTGAATCAACACATTTATGAGCGAAAAAAACACACAAGAAGGCAGTCGATTATTTGGAACTCACTCAGTGAAACCGGTGGAGATGCGGCCCATCTCCGCGCTGGTGTCCTGGGACTTGAACCCGCGTGATGATGAGGAAAAGGGCGGCGAAGGATTGGGAGTGTCACTGCAAGAGGACGGCCAGATCGACGATGTGCATGTGATGCTGGCGATTGACGCGGAGGTGATTCTGCGTGGACATCGCCGGGTGCGGGCGATGCGGAGGATCGGCTGGACAGAATGCCGTCAGGTGGTGCATAAGTTCTCCGATCTGCGGGATGCCTACCGCTTCGCGATCATCGACCACGGTCATACGGTGGCGCTGAATGGGCACGAGAAGCTGACGATGGTGACGAATGCGGAGAAACTGGGCATCGACGGTGAGGATCTGGCGGCGACGCTGGGTGTGAAGCGCGAGACGATCACCAAGTATCATGAGCTGGCGCTGAATCTGCCGATGTGTGCGCGAGTGGCGCTGAGTGATGAGCGGCTGTCGATGAATACCGCTGAATTGCTCCTCGATGTGCCGGACGCAAAGCAACGGCGGGATGCGGCGCAGATGATCATGAAAGACTTGGAAACCGGCGAGGTGATGTCTCATGGGCAGGCGAAGGCTTATATCAAGGCACATTATGTTTTGCCTGAGTTGTGGCGTCGTGATTGGCTTCACACGGAGATGGTGTTGAAGAAGAAATTCAAGGTGAGCGATGGGCACCACTACGTGGAGTGGTCGGCACGACGGGACTACATCATGGGCGAGAGTGGTCAGCCGGAGCCTGAGTTTGAGTTTGCGACGAGCTTTCTGCCAAAGGATCGCGAGGGCCGCACGTTTGGTGAGGTGGCGAAGAGCTTGAGTGTGCCGATCTATGTGGTGCCTGCGCCATTGCACAAGGACGGCTATGTGGCGCTGGTGCAGGCGAGCATGCTGCGGGATGCGATGAGTATTCCTGAAGACAAGGAGAAAGGGAGACCGGGAGAAGAGGAGATGGAGCGAGTCGGTGATAAGCCAGAAACGACGACAAAGATGACGGCGGCGGATGTGATCGTGAAGGACGCGGATGAGCAGATGAGGATGTGGCTGCGGACGTGGCTGGGGGCGATCTATGAGGCGCTGCTGATGAATCCGACGGACGTGATGACGAAGGACCCGTGGCTGCCGTTGCAGGAGTTTCTGGCGCACCTGACAACGGATGTGGATGCGGGTGCGCTGCATGCCTGGCTTGGGATTGATAACCGGAAGGGTGCGCAGGAGTGGATCGCGAGTGATACGAAGAATCGAGCGCATCTGCGGACGACGCTGATGCTGCTGGTGTGCGCGGAAAGCGATGCAAGCAGCCAGCCGGAGAAGGTGATCCGCGCAGTGGCGGCGTCGCTGGGGGTGGATGGGAAGGGGTTGGACAAGAAGCTGGCGAAGACAACAACCAATCAGTGATGTGAACAACCAAGCTGAGCGACCGGCGTCCCAAAGCTATGACTACACCTAAAACGGAAACACCGGTGAGCTCCATCGCACTTGTTCGGCTGCGGCTATTGTCGAAACACTCACTCAAGCACTGGACGCAAGAAATGAAACGCGCCGAGGAAGACCTGCGCTCCGGCGATGAAAGAAACGCCCGTGATTCTGTGGTCTGGCTCAAAGGCTACCTCAAGGCACTGGATGACGTGGAGCACCCGAACGAATCAAGCTCAGCGACCCGGCCCACATGAACCCTTGGATTGCAACAGTGATGCGATGGCCGGGTTCGCTGAAGCGCGTGGTTAGGCGGCATTGGCCGTGGTGTCGCATCCGCCGTCTGCGCGCCGCTCTGGATGCCGCAACCGACGTGGGCATCTATCCGAAGTCGGTGGTCGGTGGAGACAAACCTTATGAGAAAAGAACTGAATACATGGAAGGGTGGAACGCCTCCCAAATGGAGTCGATCCGCGAAGCAATCAAGGCTCTGGAACATGGCGACTGGGATGACGCATAACGCAATAGGTGAGGCACGGGCGGACAGCGCCACGTCGCCACAAGGAAAGACTCTCTTCGGGCGGCGTGAGTGCCTGATTTGACGGGCGGCGATTACGGCAGGGAGATAACAACCAAATTTTAACGAAGGGAGACGATCTAGCATGACTGGAGGGGACATCATCGGCAGGGCGAGGAAGTATGTGGCGGCGTGTCCGCCAGCGATCGCTGGGAGCGGTGGGCATGGGACGACTTTTAGCGTGGCGTGTGCGCTGGTGCATGGCTTTGCGCTGAATGACGTCGATGCGATGGCGCTGATGCAGGAATACAATCAGACGTGCTCACCGCACTGGACGGAGCGTGATCTGCTGCACAAGATTCAATCGGCGGCGCGGGCATCGCACGCGAAGCCGAGGGGCTGGATGGTGGATGGGTCGAGTGATGAGAACGCGCCGGTGTATGTGCCGGCGAAGAAGAAGGAGAAGCTGCTCTACGATGCGGAGATTTTGAAGAAGGTGCAGTGCGTGGAGTGGACGTGTGATCATGCCTGGCTGCGGGCGAGATCGAGCGTGGACCCGTGGACGGTGGACACGGAGGTGTTTATTGATGCGATCTATGCGCCGATGGAGATGGTGATGTGTTTCACGTCGATGCGCTCCATGGGTGACTACATGCGATACAAGGGTGGGTGGTTTGCGCTGGGGAAAGACCCGCAGGTGAAGGGGCAGCGGGTGAAGGAGGGGCCGCATGGGAGCCGCGAAGGATGTGTTATGATGATTCAGCCGGTGGATGGGAAGTGGCATGCGGTGCAAGGGACGACGCCGCCGAGGTTGAGCCGCCGGACGATGCAGAGTGTGGCGGCGTTTCGCTTCATGCTATGGGAGTCGGATGAGGCGCCGGAGGCGATGTGGCTGAATGCGATTGCCCAAGTGAGGCTGCCGATTGTGGCGATCACGAGCAGCGCGGGGCGGAGTCTTCATGCGCTGGTGCGGGTGGATGCGCGGGACTATGACGAGTGGAGTGCGATGCGGACGGCGGCCCGTGATGTGATGACGATGCTGGGCTTTGACCCTCAAAGCCTCTCAAACCCAACGGCGGCGATGCGGCTGCCGAACACGATGCGCGAGGGGAAGATGAAGGACGGGCGACTGGTGCCGTTTGAGCACGGGGCGAGGAAGCAGCGGCTTTTGTATTTCAACCCCACGGCATCGGCGAATGGCGGGTGCATCGGTGAGGAGGCCGTGCGGGTATGGTGATGGCGAATGACGGAGCGCAACGGATCGCGGCGGCGTTTGAGCCGCTGGCGCGGACTGCCGGTGTGGAGGTGCCGGAGGCGGCGGCGCGGCTGGCGTTTTCGCTGTATGTGGGCAGGGAGAAATCACGGCCGGTGCCGCAGAAGCTGGTGCTGCGGGTGATCGAGGTGTTGCGCGGTCGTGATTTGATCTTCCGCAGTTCTGGTGAGGTGGTGACGTGGAGTGAGAGCGAGAGAGCGTTTCAGGTGATGAAGCCGCTGGCGTTTTGCACCTGGCTGCCGTCGAGCAACGGCGGCGCGGTGGTGCTGCATGCAGGGACGAAAAAGGAGACGGATGCGGAGGGTGCGCTGACAGGGAAAGAGATTCTGGTAGAGAGTGATCTGAGCATTCATCAGGCGTCGATCATCCTGGCGAGTGAGGATTTTAAGCGGAGCCTGCCGGAGGTGGAGCATGTGGCACCGGTGTGTCTGCCGACGTTTACGGAAGAGAAGGACGAGCGCGGGATGCCGGTGATGCGGCTATGCCGCAAGGGCTACGATGCGCACTCGAAGACGTGGACGACGGGTGAGGTGATGTATGACGAGACCATGGAGGTGACGGAGGCGGTGATGTGGCTGCACGATCTGGTGCAGTATTTTGCGTGGCGGCAAAAAGAGCGCGACTTTGCGATCTGGCTGGCGGCTTTGATCACGATGTTCGGTCGTGGGCTGTTTGGGGGTCGTGCTCCCGCGTTTTTCGTGAACGCAAACATTCAAGAGAGCGGGAAGTCGAATCTGACGTGGTTGGTGTCGTGGGCGATCCATGGGAGCCGTGCGATTAAGACGCTGGACGATGAGAAGGAGGAGGAGTTGGCGAAGTATCTGGACACTGTGGCGAGGTCGCACTCGGCTTTTGTGAACTTTGATAACATCGATTGGGGAGGTAAGCCGATTAAGACGGCGCTGCTTGATACCTTTGTGCAGGAGGACGAGCATGAGCTGCGCAAGATGGGTAACAACACGGAGCTGGGTCGCTATGTGAATCGCACGATGGTGTTGGGGAGCGGGAATAACATCACGCTGAGTCGGGATTTGCAGCGTCGGAGTTTACTGGTGGACATTTGGAATCCGATGACGGGGACGGATCGTGTGCTGCCTGCGACGGCGACGTTGATCGATGATGATTTTTTCCGCAACGAGGTCAATCGCAAGATGGTGCTGTCGGCGTGCTGGGCGATGGTGCGTGAGTGGGACAAGGCGGGGCGGCCGCTGAAGCCTGGCCGCTTGCTGGGGAGCTTTGAGAGCTGGGCGCGGTTCGCTCCGGCGGTGGTGTGGCACACGGGGAAGCTGTTTAAGCAGGAATGGGATTGCATGATCGCGAGCGGCAACGATGAAATCGGCGACAAGCAGAGCCGCGACTTCGCACGGCTGGCGCAGATCGCGGTCGAGGAATACGCGAAGGATGGCGATGGGAAGCGACGTGATCGGTTTGAGGTGCTGGTGCGGCAGTTCGCGGGGATTGCGCGGCGGCATGGGCTGGACGCGGTGACGGGCTATCTATGGCCCGAGACGAGCATCGAGGCAGTGCTGGCGTGCAAGGATTTCAAAGCGCCTGCGAAGTCGGTGGACAAGACGCCAGTCGATGACATTGATGCGCTATACGCTGAGGACGACGGCAGGGAGAAAGTGGATGCGGCGACGATGGCGGCAGCGGCGGAGTTCATGGGGAGCAAGAGCACGGCGAGCTTCGGGAAGGCACTGAAGACACAGATGCACGAGCGGCACTTCAAGGCCAGCGATGGCAGCGTGTGGGCGTTCAAGAACCTCGCGGGGTCGAATCCACGCAGGCTGCTGGTCGAGAAGGTCCGCGATGCGGATGGGTGAGAGGTGAGTGAGCGCGGGTGCTGTGATGCGCTCGCAGGGTATGGGGTGAGCGAGAGGTGAGGTATGAGGCAAGGGCACACAGCCGCGAACGGTCGCATCATGCCCATCGTGCGGCGTGTGCGGCAGCATCGCCGGAGGCGGAATGCAGATAGGTAACGCGGCGGCGTGGCGACCCTCTTTTTGTATCCATATGGAAAGCCGCGACCCTCTCGACCCTCTCGGTCTTTGATCCTATTTTCGATGGCGGTGACGGCGTAGTTAGCCATTTCAAGAGGCTACCCTCTCGGCTTTCAGTTTTGAATGGCAACCCTCTCGGCCTACAGCCCTTGATTTTCTAAGGAAGCGAGAGGGTTTTGAGGGTCTATGAGGGTTTTTGGGGATTGTATTACTGAAGCGACTTTGGGAGTAGGTGGCCAGCGGTGTGGGAAAGTGCATCAAAGCCTCAATTTGAATTTATAAGGAATCTTTTATGCACAGAATCGACTCCAATCGGGTTTAACGTCCCTCGCTGCTTTTTTGAATGAGAGTTCAAAATTCAAAACGTCCCTTGTATTGACACTGCTCGAAGGGAGTGAGCGATGCTGCATCAACCGGTGAAAATGTCCCCTGCCCAGCCGGTGGGTTGGCGTTGGCTGCTTTCGAGGAAAGTGAGAAAAGCGCCCGCCGTCGCGAGACGATCAAATTCTACGGCGGTGTCGGCATGGATGAATTCGCTCGTCGGTTGGGTATCTCGGGTAAGGACCCCGACAAGATGCTCAAGCGCTGGATCGAGAAAGGCCGCGAGGTGTCGCCCGTCGATCTGCCGCCGTTTCAGCGTCCGCATGAACTGGCGGCGTGGTGGCGTCGCCTGCGTGATGCCGGTGTCATGGGTAAGAGCCCCCCGCCGTGGATGATCCTTCTAGAGCAGACCGGCCCCACTGCGCCATCATCCGCTTCACATCCTTGCTCCACCTCTCCCGGCGATCCGTCCCCCTCGGCCCAGCCGCATCTGCCCGACGGTGCCGATCTCCCGCCCGACTTCGTGCTGCCCGTGCTCGATGACCAGGCGACCTCCGGCGAAAAGCAGCTTCGCGAATTCGCCGAAGGCTGGCTCGCAGAAATGGCCTCGGCTAAAAAAGACCGCAGCACCGTCCGCTTCTTCAAAGCCTGGAACGAATACAAAGCCCTCATCAAAGAACTGCGTGCCTGGCAAAAAGACCGCCAGCGCGAGAGGCTCCAGTCCGGCGAGGTTCTTGAAGCCGACCGCGAGCGCGAAGCCCTCGGCGTCATCTTCGGTGCGCTCAATAAAACCTTCACCTCCAGCCTACTCCTCCTGGTCGAGCGCCTCGCCCCCGACCTCGATGTCCTCGCCCGCCGCCAGACCGTCCTACCGTATCGCGACAAAATCTTCGCCGCGCTCAAAGCCACCCGCTTCGAGTCCGCGATCCCTGCCGACGATCTCACCACCTACCTCGCCGCCTGAGCCATGGTAATCGCCAGCGAACTCCCCACCTTCCACATCCCGCAGCGTCGCGTCATCACGCCACCCGCCGATCTCGAACTCTTCCGCCATCACCACGACCGCGCACAGCTCGCGCAGATCACGCAGAGTCTCGAATACCGCATCTGTGCCGACACCGCCGCCGCCAATTTCAAAGAAACCCCCACCGTCCCCGTCTGGCAATGGGCCGCTGAAAAAGTCTGGCTCGATGCCAAGATGGCTGCCGAAGAAGGCTGGTATGATCCCGACAAAACCCCCTGGATGAAAGAGCTGCAGGAGCTACCCCTCCGCTCCGATGTGCGTGAAGCCGTCGTCAAAAAACCCTCACGCTCCGGTGCCACCGAAGCCGCCTTCAACATCCTCCGCTGGATGCCCGACAACTGGCCCGGCAATGCCGGCATCGTCTTCCCCGAAGACAAACAAGGCCGTGATGTCACCAAGCGCCGCCTACTCGACAGCCTCGCCAAGACCGCCGCCGCCCAGCTCTCACCCGACGAGCACGACAACGGCCTCTCCAACATCTACCTCACCAACATGCTCATCAAGATGGGTCCCTCCGGCTCCTCACGCATGTTCACCGAATGGTGGGTCCGCTACTTCATCCTCGACGAACTCGAAGAGCACGACGCCACCGACTCCACCACCACCTACGAGCGCGCCCTCTCCCGTCAGACCGACGTGTCAGACTCGCTCCTCGTCGCCATCAGCAAGCCCAAAAAAGCAGGCGGCCCCATCGACCGCGCCTTCATTCGTGGCACACAAAAAGAGTGGAACATGCTCTGCCCGCGCTGTGAGCAGCGCTTCGTCCTCTCGCGATCGCAGTTCCAAAACGACGCCGACTGCCGCCATCCCGACGGCACATGGGACCTCCTCGCCGTCGAAAAAAACACCTATTGCGTCTGCCCACGCTGTCAGGGTCGCATCCACGAAAGCGAAAAGCGCCTCATGAACGCCGCCGCGCTCTGGATTCCCCGCGATCCACAGCACCGCCGCCGGGGGCAGGATGGCAAATACGTCCCGCCCGTGCCTGGCGTCGAAAGCTACCAGCTCTCCGACTACGTCAGCTATCACCCAAAGGTGAGCTGGGGAAAGCTCCGCGTCATGGCCTTGCTCGCCTTCGAGATCCAGCCCTCCCACACGGCCAAAGTCCATTACATCAACAATCACGAAGGCGAGTGCGAAGAGCAGGACATCGTCTCCACCGATGCCGACACCATCGCCGCCCTCGTCGCTGGGCGCGTCGAGACCCGCAAGGTCAAGAGCGCCGACGGCACCGAGATCGAGCAGACCACCACGCACGGCATTCCCGGCGGCTACCGCCTCGCTTATCGCCACGGCGTCTTTTCCGCGCCTCTGCCCTTCACGCCGACGCAGATCGTCATCTTCATCGACAAACAAAAGACGCACCTCAAATTCAGCGTCTGGAGTGTCCGCATCGACGCGCTGCTATCCGGTCAATGCGAAGCCCACCTCATCGACCTCGGACGCGAGGACGATGAAACGGCGCTTCTCGCCAACGTCATCCCGCGCTCCTATCGCATCACCGGCATCGATGAGCCCATGCACATCACCGCCGGCTTCTTCGACTCCCGCTATCGCGGCCAGGCCGTCTATAAATTCTGCCTCCAGTGCTTTCACGACCTCGGCCTTCAGATCTGGCCCGTGCGTGGCGAAGGCGAGGCCGAAGTCTTCAAAAAGAAAAAAGACGGCGCTCCCGACAGCCGCAGTCGCGATACCGCTCGCGGCCGCATGCTCCGCTACATCGAAGACATCTGCGATCTAGGGAAGCTCATGGTCCGCTACTTCAAGGACCACCCGCTGCAGCACGAGCTCAATGACAAACTCACCCGTGCCCCCGGCTGGCGTCTCTGGCTCCCCACCGACTACCCCGCCGAATTCGCCGCCGAACTCACCGCTGAAAAATACGATCAAGGCACTGATACCTGGGTGCATAACTCGCAGAAATTCGGCCCCAACGACTGGCGCGACACCACCAAATACCTCGTCCTCTGGCTCCTGGAGCACCTCCCCGCCCTCCTCAAAGCCCACGACCTCACGATTCCGCCCACCGAAGACCCGCCTGATGAGGAGGCGGGGAACTACCAAAACCAGCGCGAGTATGTTCTGAAGCCGAACCAAAAGATCAGCGACAACGGCTAATCCGTTGTTCGCTGCATCGACCGTTCGGCTTCGTCTCCGTTCCCTCCGTTATCTCCTGTAAAATTCAGACGGATTGACACCGCGCCTCCCGCGTGGCTGCTCCCATCAATTCTGACCTGATCATCACCGCCCTACTCCGGCAGGCCCGTGCCAAGCCCGATCCGCTGGCGTGGCTGATGAATCTGCACAACGACGCCACCACCGCTGTCCTCGCCGGGGATGAATACGTCAACAGTGTCAGCGACGAAGGCGGCACCAATGCCGCGCTGCGTGAGATGCCCGCCACCATGCTTCTGCAGCTCCTCGAAGTCACGTTGCAGCGCTACGAGGGCGACGAAGCCGCTGGCACCACGCAGAGCATCAATGGCGGCACTGATTTCTCCCAAGGATATACCCGTTGCTAGTCATGAGCCGCCGCACCAAACTCGCCAAACAATCCCGCGCCACCATCGTTGCCGATGCGCCCGCGAATCGCGACCATGCCGCGAACGGTCCCTTCCTGCTCCTCGGTGGCGGTGGCTTCCAGGCCGCCGGTCAAGACCCCGCTCGCGGCTACATCTACTGGCCCACCACCGACACCCGTCGCCAGATCACCGCATGGACGCGCAATGAAGTCGCACGCAAGATTCAGTTCCTCTACAATCACTTCGGCTTCATCCGCCGCCTCGTCAACGGCATGGCCACCATGCTCGGCTACCTCACCCCGCAGCCCACCACCTCCGACGAAAAATGGAACGAACTCGCCTTCGAGACCTTCATGTCCATCGCTGGCTCCGCCATGGTCTGGGACATGGCCGGCAAGTTCGATTTTTTCGGCGGTCAGATTCAGGACAACATCAGTATCTTCCGCGATGCCGATGTTTTGTGCGTCAAGACCATGAGCCCCGGTGGGCGTGCTCGCATGGCCTACTACGAGGCCCACCAGCTCGCCAATCCCCCCGGCGCTGGCACCGACTGGCTCGACGGCGTGCAGATCTATCGCGGCCGTCACATCGCCTACGGCATCAAAGACGGCGACGATCCCAACCAGATCACCGTCATCGAAGCCTGGAAGTGCATCTACATGACCCGCTTCGAGAATCGCGGACAGGTCCGCCCGCTTTCCATTCTCTCCGCCGCCGTCCTCAACATGCAGGACGTGATTGAAACTCGCGGCTACAACAAGCACGCCATCAAGAGCCAGTCTCGCTTCGGCACCGTCATCGAAACCGACGCCGTCGCCACCGCCCCCACCGGCACACCCGGCGCACCCGGCTCCGGTGCCAACATTGCCGTCCCTATCAAAAAAGCCGACGGCACCACCGTCACCATGAACATGGAAGCCGTCTATGGCGGCGGCACCACTCCCGGCCTCGCGCCCGGTCAGAAAATGAAAGTCATCACGGACGACCGCCCGTCGATGAATAACCAAGCCTTCGAGGAAGCCCTGCTCAAAGACTGCTGCTACACCGCTGGCGTCAGTTACGAGCGCCTCTGCAATCTCGCCGGTCTCACCGGTCCCGCGCTTCGCACCTTGAACAGCGACGAAAAACGCTGGGTCAAACTCAACCATTACGACCAAAGCAAACGTGTCCACAATCAGGTCATCTACACCCTCGCGCTTGAAATGGCAGCCGGTCGCCTTCGCCAGCCGAATCTCCTCCCCGGTGAGAACTGGACGCAGAGCTTCCAATACATCGGCCTCGCCGCCAGCGACATCGACGGCGGCCGCACCGCTGCTGCGACGCTCACCGATCTCAAGTCCGGTCAAACGACGTGGCTCGAAACATGGGGTGCCAAAGGTGCCTACTGGAAGAAGCCCATCAAGCAGGCCATCTCCGAGATCATCTTCGCCGAGGCCGAGTGCATTCGCCAAGCCGCCGCCGCCGGTCTCCCCGAAGGCCGCGTCACGCCCGAGCGCGTCTTCCCCGACCGCTTCACTCTCGCCATCGCGCCCCTCACCGCCGTCGATCCGCAGCAGATCGACGGCGACGCCCCCGACCCGCAAAACGAACCCGAGCCCACCGAATAACTTCCCACTGGGGTCCACACGTGTGGACCCCTTCACGCGTTATGAAACCTCTCCGCTCACTCCCCCGCATCGCCGCCCGCATCTACGCAGAGCCCTGGCTCATCCGCGAAGCCAAGCACGAAAGCATTCGCTCCCAGTTCCGCGCCGCGCTCCTCTCCCAGTCTCCAAGTCTCCAAGTCTCCGAGTCTCCAAGTCTCCCTGGCTCCCAGTCTCCAAGTGACTGCCTCGCCTGTCTCGAAATCGAAGCAGGCATCGCCATCGTCCCCGTCACCGGCATCCTCGGCAAGCATCTCGACCTGATGGAGACGATGTGCGGCGGTTTCGATCTGGACACGCTCAACGCGCAATGTCTCGCGCTCATGAATCGCGCCGACGTGCACACCGTCGTCTTCCACTTCAACACCCCCGGCGGTGCCGCTGCCGGCGTCGCCGATTCCGCGCAGTGCATGCTCGATCTTGCCGCCTCTGGTCGCAAGCTCATCGCCTACTGTGACGAAGCCTGTTCCGGTGGCATGTGGCTCGCTGCCGCGTGTGACGAGATCTACTGTGGCCAATCCGCCATGCTCGGCAGCATCTCCGCCATCTGCGCCATCCTCGACGAATCCAAAGCCTTCGAGATGGAAGGTCTGGCCATGCAAGTCTTCACCGACGGCACCCTCAAAGGCGCAGGCATCGAAGGCACCACCCTCACCCCCGCCCAGCGCACCGACATCCAGTCCCGTGTCGAGCACATCGGCGGCATGTTCAAATCCTTCATGCAGTCCCGCCGCCCTGGCGTCTCGGCAGACATCATGCAAGGCCAATGGTTCTACGGCGACCAAGCCCTCCAAAACGGCCTCGCCGATGGCCTGCATCCCACGCTTGCGCATTGCATCGCCAGTCTGATGTAAATTCAGTTTCGTGTATTCCGTGCTTTCCGTGGGCCATTCGCTCAGGTGTCTTTGACATCCCGCATGCTTCGTCACCCCGACGAATCCCATGCTCCGCCTCCACACTCCTCTCTTCGACCTCGCCGATGATGCCAGCAATGGCGGCGGCACACCCACCGCGACTCCCGTCGTGGAAACCCCCGTCATTGAAGCGCCCGCTGCTAAGCCGGGCGTCATCGCCACCGCCACCGCGCTTCTTCGCGGTGCCAACGGCAACGCCGCCACCGTCGCCGCTCTGCGTGCCGACATCGTCGCCCGCGATGCCACTATCGCCCAGCTCCGCGCCGATCTCGCCACCAGCACCTCCACGCTCTCCGCGCATCTCGACGAGCTGACCACCTTCCGCAATCAAGCCGCTGAATTGCAAAGCGCCGTCACCGCCCTCGAAGCGCAGCGCACCAACGTCCAGACCGAAGTCATCCACCAGCTCGCCGCCGCTGGCCTGCCGGAAGCCAAGCTCCCTCGCGCTGCCTCGCCCGACAAAGCTATCAAGACTCTCACCCCTGACGAATTCGAGGCACTCGACCACACCGCCCGCAATCAATTCTTCCGCGAAGGCGGCAAACTCGCCATCCCCTGATTTGACACTCCTTCCCCTCCGTCCAGCACCCTCTCAATAAAACACCCTTATGGCTAACGACATCTCACTCACCGGTCTCACCGAAATCGTTTACGCTGCCCGCGATCAAGTGGCGCGTGAAGCAACCGGGTTCATCCAAGGTTGCATGGTCAACTCCGCGCCCACCGGCGTCTCGATCAATGGCACCATCAATTCCATCCGCACGCAGGAGCCAACGCTGAATACCAGCTACACGCCCGCGATGACGGTGCCGTCCGCCACGGACATCACCACCGCCACCGACACCATGACCATCGGTCAGGTCGCCAACGTGCAGATCCAGCTCAAGGGTGAAATGCTCCAGCAGCTCGGCAACACTGCCGGCCGTGGTGCTATCCAGACGATCATCGCGCAGTCCATCCGCAAGATCGTCAACACCATCGAAGCCCGCATCGGCGTCGTCGCGAAAAACGGCGCGTCCCGTGCCGTCGGCACCGCTGGCACCACGCCCTTCGCCAGCAATGCCAATACCATCGCTTCCCTGCGTCAGATCCTTCAGGACAACGGCTGCCCGCTGCTCGATGGCGATCTCTCCCTGGTGATCGACTCCTCCGCTGGCGTCAATCTGCGCAACCTCAGCAACCTCTACAAGGTAAACGAAGCTGGCACCGACGCCACCCTCCGCCGTGGTGAATTGCTCAACCTGCACAACTTCTCCATCCGCGAGACCGCAGGCATTGCAGCTCACACCAAAGGCACTGGCGCTTCCGCCACCACCGACAACGCTGGTTACGCCGTCGGCGCTCGCACCCTCACGCTGGCATCCGCTGGCACCGGCACCCTCCTCGCAGGCGATGTCGTCACCTTTGCCGGTGACAGCAACAACTACGTGCTCCTCTCCGGTGACGCCGATGTCTCCAACGGTGGCACCGCCGTCTTGAACTATCCCGGCCTCCGCGTCGCGATGTCTGCCGCCACCAAGGCCATCACCGTCGGTGCCGCTTACGCCGGTAACATCGGCTTCCATCGCTCCGCCATTGAGCTTGTCATGCGCCCCATCGCCATGCCCGACGGTGGTGACGCTGGTGAGCACATGACGCTCTATGATGAAAAGACCGGCCTCGTGTTCGACATCGGTCTCTATCGCGGTCGCGGCATGAACATGCTCGAAATCACCACGGTTTATGAAGCTAAGGTCTGGAAGCCTGAGTTCGTCGCCACCCTCCTCGGTTAATCCCTCACCCCACCTGCCCGCCGTGCAAACCACGGCGGGCATTTTTTTGCCATGGCTAAATCACCCAAAGACTCCCCCGCGCCAGTGCCACCGTCCGCACCTAGTATCACGCTGCAAAGTATCAGCGCTCTCCCGGCTCAATTACCTACCCTGCTTCAGCCTTTGCTGAATGATCAATGGCAACTCATCGCCATCGTCCCCTGTCGTGATTCCAACGACCACGTCGCTTACCTCACCCGCACTCTTTGACATAAAGCATCTTTCGTCATCTCCGGTGTCCCACCGGCCTTTATGCGCAGTTAGCGCCGCGCTCTTTTGGTTGGGGAGCGCGGCGTTTTTCTTTTCCAGCAATCGTCAACCACCGTCAACCACGTCAACTACCGTCAACCTCTTCCCCGTCATGACCGCCACCGCCGTTCAAGCCGCCAAACGTCGCCATCAGACGGCGCTGGGGACGCTCTATGGCAGCACGGTCAGCATCGGCGGCACGAGCTATGCCGCAGCGGTGATCCTGAGTGCCATCAAGAATGAGATGAACGAAATCGGCAACTGGGAGCGCAAACAGCGCCTCACCGCGACCATTCGCAAGACGCTCCTCACCTCTGCGCCAGCGCGCAAGACGGTGCTCATTCATGCCGGAGTCTCATTCATGATTGATGGCGATACCGGCGGACAAAACACGCTGGATACTGCCTGGGTGCTTCACGCCTCACGCAAGCTCCCTTCACCGTCATGATCGCGCTGGCAGGCATCAAGGGCATGCCGAAGCTGCTGCAACAGTTGCACAGTTATCCGCGCTTCGTGAACGACCAGGCGCTGTTGCTCCTGCGCAAGCATGCGCGGGCGCTCATCAGCTCCAGCGGGGCGAATAAAGGTCTCGTGCAGATCATCCCACCTGCCAGTCTTGATCGCAAAGTCTTCGGCAACGCCGCCAAGAAGCAGGGCGAGGCGAAAGTCATGGGAGACATCTGGAAGGTCTATGGCACTCCCGGCGATGTTTATAAAATCATCAAGGCAAAGAATCCATCCGTCGCTGCGGGTTACTGGCAGGCAGTGAAACGCAAAGACTGGACCGCTGCCAATGCTACCGCTCGACGGCTTGGCGTGCCCGCGCTGGTGGACTTCACCTCGGACGATGGTGCCGAGCACAAACGCCGGCGTGAAGACGGCGTCGTGACAGGCAAGCGCAAAACCCTCTTCGTTACCGATGCCCGCTACGTGCGTGCTTACATCAAACTGAAGCAGCGCAACGTCGGCCTCCTCGCCGCCGCCCTCGTGAACAACTACGACGGACGCTTCGGCCCACTCGCCGGTGTGCCCGCATGGATCGCGCGTCATGCAGGCTCCTGGGGCTCCGCCCAGTTCGATGAATTCAATCGCGGCAAAGAGCCTCGCGTCCGGATCTCGATGAGTGGTGGCAAACTCAACAGTGAGCTGCAGCGCTTCTTCATCACCGCCCTGCGCTACCGCATCACCGTCATGCAGCGCGAGGCCCCCTATGCCCTGCGCGGTGCTGCCAAAGCCGCCGGCCTGTTAACTTGAAACTTGAAACCTGAAACTTTCACCCTCGATGACCCAGCAACTCGACCTCCTCTTCGTGGACATCATCCACGGCTACCTCGACACCGCCGCCTCGCGCACCGCCGGTGTTCCCGCCGCCGCTGATTGCGCTCTCCTCAAAATGGATGCCGATGCGGACGACAAAGATCCGCGCATCTGCATCACCGCTGTTGAGAATGGTGAAGTGCGCAGTAGGCAGATGGCCATCATCGCCGTCTGTCGCAGCACGAAGGCCCGCTCCATCACCGATCCATGGCTGGCAGCGGTGCGTGCCAGGCTGGCGGATCAGGCGGCGTTCTTCGAATACTTCACCACGCTGCCCATCGCGCAGCGCACCGGTTACCAGATCGAGAAAATGTCACCGCCGCATGCTGGCAAGCTCCAGCGCGATCCCATGGGCCCCATCGAATCCGGCGTTGGCGTGATCATTCACCTCACCGTCTGAGTTTCAACCCTTTCAAATTTCCGGCCTCCGTTGCCTCCGTTATCTCCTGTAAAAATTCTGGTCCGGTTTGACACCCATTACTCTTTGTCAGCTCACCCCTCCAGCTCTCCACCCCTCCATGAAACACCTGCTCCGCTCTCTCGCCCTCGCGCTCGCTTTTACCTTCGTTGTACCGCCGCTCACTCAGGCCGCTGATCTCAGCATCACCGCCGCCAACTTCAAGCCCGGTGTCGGCGCGAAATTCCACACCGGCATCGCCGGTGCCACCATCACCGCTGGCCAGCTCATCGCCATCTCGCCCTCGACGGGCAAGTTCGTCCTGGCAGACGCGAATGACGTCAATCTCGCCAACGTCATCGGCATCGCCGCGCATGCCGCTATCGACACGCAGCCGCTCGCCGTCGTCTGGTATGCGGATGACATGACCCTCGGTGCCACGCTCGACACCAGCTATCCCATCTACGTTCTCAGTGCCACCGCAGGCGGCATCGCCGTGCCGAATGATCTCGGCGCGGGTGGCATGTATCCCGTCGTCGTCCTCATCGGCAAAAGCACCACGAAGTGCATCGTCCGCTTCCCCGGTCTGCAAGGCACCGCCCTCACAGTCGCTGACTAATCTCCCCATCTCCGAGTCTCCTCCTCTCCCAGTCTCACCCATCTTACGGCCATGCCTGACACTCCCGATCCCTACGTTGACGCCATCATCGAGCACGGCGTGAAGCCCAGCGGCATCGCCGATGAAGACGGCGCACTCATTCTCTCGCTCGATCTCTCGCCCATGCGCGATGAAGTCGTCAGCAAAGGCGACAAGCGCGCCGATGAATACGTGCGCATGGAGAACCCGCGCATCGAAGGCGAGTTCACCCTCCGCCCGCGCCGCAACGCCCTGGGCCAGCACTTCGGTCTCGGCAACGTGCATCCTGGCACCGCTGCCACCGATCTCGTCAATCTCCCGGTCAACAGCGATATTCATGGCTTCCGCATCTCCGGCAGCGCCAGCATCATTCTCGGCAATCCGAAGCAGAGCCGGGGCGATGAAGGCGTGCAGATCACGCAGCCCTTCAAATACATGCCTTTCGTGAAGTCCGCCGCAGCCATCGCAGCGATGGCATAAAGCTACCCTACCCTAAATAGCGTCGGCTGGACGGCGCGCTGCAAAGCAAAGGTCGCAAGACCATCCAGCACACTTTCTTCCATCCATACTCCTCCGTGTTGTTATGAAGCGCCGCATGCCCCTGCCCTCTCTCCGCAGTGCATGCGGCGTTTTCATGTCTCCCCGTCTCCGCCTCTCCTCTTCTCCCCGTCTTTCCACATGAGCTGGTCCACCAACAGCACCAAAGTCGCCGCCACCTTCGGCGGACTCGGCTTCAAGATCACCAGCAACCTCACGGAGATCATCGAGCTGAAGAGCTTTCAAAACCTGCGCTTCTTCGTGTCCGACACCAGCCTGCTGCGGCCCCAGCTTCCCACCCGCGATGACCTCTATCGTGGCTGGATGGAAGACAGCCTCATGCGCCTCGACCCCACGCATCCCTTCATCTGCGGCATGTTCGGCTGCCACAACATGGATGCCTTGGTGGACTACCAAAGCAAAGGCACGTCCTACCAGCTCCAGCTCGCGTCAGAGACGCCGCTCTACCGCTACCAGCCCGGCACTGAAGACTCCCGTCTCAAGCTGGCACCCGCCGCGCATGCCATCGTTGATCTCCCGCTCGCGGCCGCCGTCGCCCTCATCGGCCTGCCCGTCATCGACGTCGAAGGCGAGGCCCCGCGCCGCCGCTACCTCCTGCCAGATCAAACTCTCCCTGGTCTCCTCATCTCCCCGTCTCCTCCTCTCCCCGTCTCGGCGATGATCGCCCGCAAGGAACCCGGCCGCCTCCCGCTCCAGCTCGGACTCACGCAACCGCATCATCCCGTCGTCCAGGGCTACAATGTCACCCGCACTTATGCCCGCCTGCTGAAGGACATCAACGGCCTCAAAAAACGCCTCCTCATCAAAGATCCCTACTCCAGCCGTCGCGCCCTCATCCCCGAAAATCCATCCTTGCAACTCGAAGACGAAGTGCGCCAACACTTCCGCATCCCTGGCTGATCATGATCGAGCGCACAGACAGCTTCTTCACCGTCCTCACAGATCAAGACCTGCACGATCAAGAATTCTACCTCGCGCATTGCCATGCCAATGATCACCTCACCCTCACCATTCCCCTCAACCGGCACGGGCATCGCTCTCGCCAGCTCGCGCCCTTGCAGTGCGCCGCCCTCGGCACCCGTCTCCTCCGCTTCTCCCGCACCCGTCAGCTCACCGACCCTTGCCACCCCGGCGACTTCCAAATCTGACGACGACTGTTGCGGCAACATCCACTGCGCCTGCGCCCGCTCCTAAATCATCTCCCCGTCTCCTAGTCTCCCAGTCTCCTCCTCTCCTCTTCTCCATGTCCTCCCCTCAACTCCTCACCGACGACACCACCGGCCTCGATCTCGACGCCGCCGCTGAAACCCATCGCGCCGCCGCCTTCCGTGCCCAGCACACCTGGCATGACTTTCCGCTGCGCTGGACCATCACCACCGAAACCCTCTACTACTGGCTGCGCACGCCCGCCCCACGGCTCCCAGAAGCCGTCCTCGCCGCGTTCCAGGCCGCCAAGGAAGCTGAAGGCACCGCCGCGCATGCCACGCTGCAGCAGCAGGCCGCAGACCTCTTTGAGCAGCACCGCGCCGCCGCTGGGCCTGACAATTCCTTCTACCGCAACGCCACCATCATCCTCTACCTCGCCGCGCATCGGTCGAAAGACTGGCAGCACCTCACGCACTCACGTCCGCTCTTCCTCATCGCCGTTGAGGAATGGGCTGATGAGCACATCCATTCCAGCGAGCTGACCGAACTCGCCCGCGTCACGAACCAACTCATCGCCGATGCCGAAAGCACCCGCGCCATCCCGCGTCCGCGCGGCACCGAAAGCCTCGAATCGGGAAACTAGCCCAGCCCTTGCCAGTCGCCGTTTACATCGTGCTCCTGTCTCGGGCCTGCCCTGGTCTCTTCACCACCACCCTGGATCGCTGCGGCGCTCCCATCTCCGGCCTCGACTACATCACCTCTGAAATGCCACTCGCCCAAGCCAACGCCCTCATTCACACCGCCCGCATCCTCGATGGCGAAGTCATGATCTGGCCCGATCCCAAGCTCAGCAAACGCGGGCGCTGGTGGCTCAAGGTGAAAGCGCTGTTCCATCGCACTTGACCCCTCATCTTCTGTGCTTCTATTTCCTCCATGAAATTTTATCTCATCCTGTTCGGCGCTTTCGTGCTGTTCCTTGGCAGCGTGATGGTCCTCAATGTCGGACGTCCTACGCCAACGATCACAGTGAAGAACGACCGCGAAACCGCCGCGTTGAGCAAGGCCCTGCACGTCGTCAAACAACTGAGCCGTGATCCCTCCGCCGTGAAGTGGAACGAATGCGTGGCATGGACGAAAGATAACCAGATCAACGTCTCCATCGACTTCACTGCTCCCAACGGCTTCGGCGGTCCCGTGCGTGAGACCTGGTATTTCACCACCGATGAATCTGGGAAGCTCGTCTCCCTGCTCACTCCCAAAGGTGAGCAGATCAAATAGGCGCGGCCTTTTGCCTGCTGCCTTTTGCCTTTTGCCTTCTGCTACGCTTTGACATCGCTGGCAGGGAGAGAGTTCTCCCCTTCCATCCATGTCTGCCGTCGTCGAATTTGGTTTCAGTGCCGCCCCGGTATTCTCCGGGGTGGATCGCCTCGAAGGCAAGCTCAAGGGACTCGACCGCGCGGTGTCCGGCCTCACAGGCATCTCACTCAGCAGTCTCCTGCCCGCTGCGGGTCTCGCAGGAGCTGTTGGCGGCATTCGCTCGCTCATGAGCAACATGGATGACCTGGCCGACACCGCGTTGCGGCTCAATGAGAGCACCGATGTCATCCAGCGTGTCACGCACGCGAGCGAGATCCTCGCCAGCGTCGATGCCGAAGGCGTCACGAACAATTTCCTCAAGCTCGAAAAAGCCCTCGGCGAAGTCGGCAACGAAAAAGCCAGCAAGGCCCTCGCGGATCTCGGTCTCACCGCCGAAAGCCTGACGCGCATGCCGCTCGATGAGAAGGTCATCGCCTTCGCGGATGCCTTCAACACCGCCCGCGCCACCGGCACCGGCTACAACGACATCCTCAATCTTCTCGGCAAATCCGCCGGCGATTTGATCCCGATGTTTGCCCAAGGCGGTGAAGCCCTCCGCACCATGTTCGACGGCGCTCCCGTCGTCATCGATTCGACGGTGCAACGTCTCGCCGCTGCCAACGATCAGCTCGACTCGTGGTCCAATCATTTGAAAGTCGCCAGCGCGGAAGCCATTGGCAGTGCTCTCAGTCTCGGCGGCGCGCTGTTCGATATAGGCAAAGGTTTGTTTGACGGCAAAGACCTCAGCACCATCTCGGCTGAGATGTCCGCCGCGCAGCAGGCCGCCGTCGATGCGCAAGCCGCCGCGCAGGAAAAAACCAAGGCCAGCAAAGAATCCGCCGCCGAAGGTTTGAAGGCCGCCGCCGCCGCTGAAGCTGAAGCTGAGGCCGCGAAAAAAACCGCTGCGACTCATGATAAAATCGTCGAAGCCCAGGCCCGCCTCGACGAGCAGAAGCACAAGGCCGGACTCGATGAGATGAGCACCGCGAAAAAAATCGCCACGCTCAACGTCGATCTCCAAGCCGCCGCTGCTGACGAGGCCGCCCTGCGCAGTGCCGCTGTGCGCGATGAGGAAAAGATCATCGCCGCTGAGTCGAAGAAGGTCACGCTGCAGACTGAACTCAACGGCCTGCAGGAAAAATACGCCACCGAAAAAGAACGCGCCGCTGAGGCCACGAAACGCGAGGCGGAGCAGCAGCGCAAGGCTGCTGAAGCCGCCGAGCAGGCCGCCATCACTCGCCGTGCGGGAGTGCTGGACACGGCGCTCGAATACCAGCTCCTGCAGGCCAAGGCCCGCCACAACACCAAGGCCATTGAGGAAGCTGAGCGGAACATCCGGGTGCTGGACCGCGCCAGCCGCCTCGAAGAGCAGAATGGCCTGAGCAAGCGGGATGCGCTGGCTCTCTCCATCAAGATGACCGACCTCGAAGATCGTGCCAATGGCAAGCGTGGGAAGATTCACGGGGTGCAAAGTGATCCGCTCGACCCGCAACAACGCCATGGCCTAAGCCCCTTCAGTGGTGGACCGCTCGCCAATGTCGGCACGCTCTCAACCGGCGGCCCCATATCGCGCAACGGCGGCCTCAACGGCTTCTGGGACTTGCAGGCAGGCAACATCGGCAGCCGCCAGGGTGCCTCGTCCTTCTATTTGAAAAACGCCTTCAGCAATGGCCAAAGCATCCAGGCGCATCACCTCGCCAACGCCGCCGGTGGTGAAGCCGATCGTGGTGGCAACGCCGCTGTGGACATCTTTCTCGACAAGCTCGTCAACAAACTCCCGCCCGCGCTCGCCGCTGCGATCATGGAGTCCTGAGTAGTGGCAACCTTCAACTTGAAACCTTAAACTTTTAGCCGCTATGCCCGACACTCCCGATCCTTACGTCGCCGCCTACATCGAGCATGGCCAGCCAAACATGCAGGTCGATCAGGAACGCATGAATGACCGCGCGCGCGAACCGCACACGCTGAGCATTCAATACCAGAACACCATCGCCTCCCTGTATGCGCCTGGCACCACCCTCGCAGCGTATCCGCGCATGCCCATCGTCAGCCGGGAGCGGAACAAAGACGGCCCCAACTGGCGCTTTAGACTCGACCTCGAAGGCATCCTTGACGGCTCACCGTTCATCGAGACCGACTACAGCGAATCGACTCCCGAAGACGGCTGGGACGAGATCCATCGTGGCATCTTCACCGATGCACCGGACGATACCGAGTTCGCACGCGGTGCGCGTTTGCGCGCTGCCGTGCTCACCGGAGTCACCGGCACCGCTAGCACGGACAAGCTCACCAAGACCGCGCATGGCCTCATCACTGGTCAGCTCTTCGCCATCACCTTCGCCAGTGGCTTCGCCGGTCTCACCACGGCCGCTGAATACTGGGCCATCCGCATCGACGCGGACAACATCAAAGCCGCCACCACGAAAGCGAACGCTCTCGCTGGCACCGCCATCAACATCACCAGCAATGGCACTGCGGCCACGATCACCGCCTTCCGCGTCGGTTACGAATACCTCTGGCTCACGGAGCGCCAGCAACGCGCCCATCGCGCCGCGACCTTCTTCGACCTCGATCTTGGCTACAAAGGTCTGCGTGGCGACAAACCCGCCAAGCGCCGCATCAGCACATCCGCTCAGGCGGTGTCCACCAAGGTCACTGGCATCCTCGTTCTCAGCGGTGACAACTACGTCGGTTATCCGCCGGTCGATGCAGGCACGGACTCATTGCTCACCGGCACCGATCTTGACGTCGAATACGACCTCCCCGGCGTCACGATCACCGACACGCTGATCACCACTACCGCGCCGCCGACGAATCTCATCGGCCAGTTCTGGTCCCCCACCGATCCGCCGACGATTGGCGGCTTCACCATCTTCGGCGATGCCTACACCTACCACGTCCCCTTCGGGTGGAAATGCACCAATCTGCAAAGCGAGCAGCTCGCTGGGCAGAACGTGTGGCTCGTCTCTGTGACCTGGGTCAACCAGCGCGCCACCAGTCCGAAGGAGCCGCCAGCCGCCTAAAACAGTCTCGTTCCCCTTCCATCCATGCTTCTCGGTCGCAAACAACAAACCTACCGCCTCCGCAGCACGCGCGGTCTCGCTCGCATGCGCGATTTGATCCGCATGGCCTTCTGGATTAGCGACCGCACCAATCACAGCATCATCGCCGAAGGCGTGACCCGCATGCGCGAGACGAGTGATGGCATCCAACTCACCTGGGACGGCACCGGCCCCGTCGGTGAGAAAGGGACGCGTGGCCCCGAAGGCGAGATTGGCCCGCCCGGTGTGCCCGCTGAAGGCGAAGCACCCATCGGTGCTGACGGCCCACCCGGCCCCGGCGGCCCGAAAGGCGTGAAGGGCAACAAGGGTGCCGACGGACCGCAGGGAGATCCCGGCGACGCCAGCGATGAAGTCGGGGACGATGGCGATCCCGGTCCCGCCGGTCCCGTCGGCCCACCCGGTCCTGATGGCCCCATCGGTTCGCCGAATCCAGGTGAACCGGGAGATCCCGGACTCCCAGGCCCGCCCGGCGTCGATTTTGAAGGCCCGGACGGCCCGCCCGGACCGGGCGGCCCCACGGGGCCCAACGGCAGCAACGGCGGCAACGGCGGTCCCGGCGAACAAGGCTATCAGGGCCTCGAAGGCGACCTCGGTCCCGAAGGCCCGCCCGGCCCCGACGGTGATCCCACCAAGACCGCGATTCTGGAAACGAGTCACGGCATCACCGCGCTGCACGCGATGGAGGGCGAGGAATTTTTCTTCAAAGACACCCTCACCATCCCTCTGATCGCTGGCTTCGCCGCCGCCCACGTCGATCCCATCTTCAAAGACTGCTGCGAGCCGAACAGCCTGTTCGTCCAGACCGCCTTCATCCCGCAGTGCCATGCGGCCATCGGCGCGCAGATCGTCAGCGTGCTCAACCGCACCTGGGTCGAAGCCACCGTGCATCCCGCGCCGCGTCATGAAGCCTTCGTGACGCTCACGATTTGCGGCATTCGCAAAGGCTTCTGCCAGAAGCTCCCCACCTTCACCCGTTCCCAGATGCTCGCCAACCGCGCTTTTTACGCGCAAGCACACGCGGCTTGAAACTTTAAACCTGAAACTTTGAACTTCTGTGCCCCTCGTCCCCGTTCAACCGACCTACCGCTTCCGCCGCACTCGCGGACTGCTGCGCATGCGTGATCTCGCCGCCTGGCTCGGCTGGCTCTCCCAGCGGCTCGGCTTCCAGGTGCAGTCGGACGGCTTCACGCGAGCAACCGAAATCGGCGGCGGTCTGTTTGTGAGCCGCATGCGCCGTGGCCCACGCGGTCCCGCCGGGCCTCCCGGTGAATTGGGCAATCCCGGCGGCACCGGCAGTCTCGTCCCCGGACCTCGTGGTGATCCCGGTCCTCCCGGTCCTCCTGGCCCCACCGGCGCGCGCGGAGATCGCGGCCCCAAAGGCACCAAAGGACCCAAAGGCACCGTCAAAGGCCCGAAGGGTGATCCCGGTCCTGCTTCCACCGTTCCTGGCGATCCCGGCCCCACCGGTCCTCCTGGTCCCAGCAAAGGGCCACCCGGACCCGCCGGCCCGCCCGGCTCCGACTTCGTCGGTCCCGGCGGCGATCCCGGCGATCCCGGCGATCCCGGTCCCAATGGCAGCAATGGCACCGACGGTGCCCTCGGCCCGCGCGGCCCCACGGGTCCGCATGGTGCCGACGGCCCCACCGGTCCGCCCGGACCCACCGGCAACAAATTTGCCATCGTTGCCACCGCCCACGGCGTCGTCGGCCTCACCGCCATCGAAGCCCCGGACGTGATCTTTGAGTCCGTCCAGCGCTTCACCTTGCCTCCCAAGACTCGCCACGAATGGCGCGACCTCGATCCGCTGTTCCTGGGTGCCGTCGAACGCGACACGCTCCAGATCGCGGCTGTGGTGCCTTCACGGCCCGTTGCCATCACCGCGAAGCTCGAAGGCGGCACCCTCATTCTCGACCTCGAGCCGCAACCTCTGCCGCTGCATGTCGTGGTGACAGTCCACGCCATCCGCGCCGGCTTCAAAGCCCAACGCTGGCCTGAGTTCACCGCCGCTCAAATGCACCGCAACCGTGCCTTCTATTCATCCGCCATCAACGGTCAACCACCGTCAACCACCGTCAACCACGTCAACTCTCGCGCGGCATGAACATCGCGCCCAAAAAACCGACCTACCGCTTCCCTCGCACCAGTGGCCTGGCGCGCATGCGCGACCTCATTGCCTACGCCGTCTTTCTCGCCGGTCATCTCGGCCGCTTCCGCATTGATTGCAGCGAGATCACCGCGTCCAGCTCGAACGAACTCGGTGGTATGGTAAAGCTCAATCAAATCACCGGTTCCGTTGGTGAAACCGGAGAGCCTGGCTATCAAGGCCCCACCGGTGCTTCCGGCTCCAGCATCTACGGCGATCCCGGTCCCGACGGCCCGCCCGGCAGCCCGGGCACTGAACCCGGTGACAAAGGCGACCTAGGAGATCCCGGTGCTCCAGGTGAAGACGGCGGCGCAGGCCCTAAAGGTGCCGACGGCCCTACCGGTCCCACCGGTCCCGCCGGGCCGCCCGGACCTCCCGGTCCCAATTCCGGCCCCATCGGCCCCACCGGTCCGCGTGGCCCCGACGCCACCGGCACCCCAGGCCCCAAAGGCCCCAAAGGCAGCACGGGTGGCCCCGGCACACCCGGCACGCCGGGCAGCCCCGGCTCCACTCCCGGCGAGCCTGGTCTCCCCGGCGATCCCGGCCCCACCGGCTACGCCGGCCCGCCCGGCAACAAGCTCGCCATCGTCGAGGTCTATCCAGCATCAGGCGTCCAGCATCCCCTCTACGTCGGCTTCCAAGTTCACGAGGCTCCGCAGACGATGTTCCGCGACCACCTCCGCATTGAGATCCCACGCGGTGCCTCCCTCATCACCACCCCCATCGATCCCCGCTTCCTCGAATGCCTCGATCCTCACAGCGGCGTCGAGATCCTGAGTGTTTGTAGTTCGGGCTTTAGCCCGCCTGCTGCGCACGTCGAAGACAACCAGGTCATTCTCCACTGCACCGCCGTCCGCCGTCCGCGTGAAGTGATCATCACCGTCAGCGGCATCGCCCGTGGCCATCACGGCCAACGATTCCCGGAATTCACCGCAGAGCAGATGGCCGCCAACACCGCCTTCTGGTCATCGGCCCTGTCTTCCGAAGCCTCTGGCGAAGGAGGACGCATTGACTCCGCCCCCTTTCACAACCTCAGCGATGACCGCTGAGGTTCCTTCCATCCATCTCCATGCATTATCACTGGTTCAACCTGCCGGGCCTCCTGACACCCAAAGAATGCGCGATGCTTATCAAGCACGCGAAGAAGCACTATCCGGCGCAGGGGGCCGTCGTCGGCCATGGCGCGGCCGCCCGTGCCGACAAAATGCGCAGCACCACGATCCGCTGGCTGTCCTACACCGATCTCGATCTCCTGTGGCTCCGCCTGCGTATTGAAGAGAAGATCCTCATCGCGAACCGCGAAGGCTTCGGCTTCACCTTGCAGCCCAGCTTCACGGAGATCCAGTTCACTGAATACCACGGCGAGTCGAACGATCACTACGACTGGCACGAAGACAATTCCGCCGTCATGAAAAAGCCGATGGACCGCAAGCTCAGCTTCGTCCTGCAGCTAAGCGATCCCAAGGACTACAACGGCGGGCAGTTCGAACTGCATGGCGATCCGCTCCCTGCCGACGCCTACCGTCGCCAAGGCGACGCCCTCCTCTTCCGCAGCGCCCTCAAGCACCGCGTCCTCCCCGTCACCCACGGCACCCGCTACAGCCTCGTGACCTGGGTGCATGGCCCACGCAGTTAATCGTTCTCGTCCTCGATCATGACCGCTCAAGACATCCTCATCACTCAGCGCACCAATCTGCTGTCGCAACTCAGCGACAACGAGACGTTGCTCGAAGCCGTCGGCATCTCATTCA